GATCCTTCGACGAGAGAAGAGCCCTTGGTAAGAGACGAGCCTGTTACGGAAAAATCTCCACCAATATAAGAATCGGAAACTGTATAATTATCTCCCTCGATAACGGAAGATCCAGAAACAGTAAAGCTTCCGCCTAGTTGGCCATCCCCGTTAACATGAAGCGGGAATGCTGGGTCTATTATCCCTATACCTAATTGACCAGATCTTAAGGAAATTATATTTGATCCAGACCCCGTTCCAAATTGATTGACGGGCGCAGTAAAAACAGATTTTGCACCTGTGGTTTTAATATCATCAATATACAATATCTGACCACTAAAGACATCTGAGTTGAATATAAGTTCGGAAATCATATTTTTATTTACACTAGTTTTAACTTATCGGACTGCATGTGTATGAATTCTAGAATCCGATTTAGATAAGGAAGAAAATATTATGTGATACGAGTCTCTACTGACCCCCGAAACTAAATAGGGAATCATGACCCCTTCCGACTCAATAACGGTAGAAACAGAAGGTATCGCGTGAAAAGAGCATGGATATTGAACCTCGAAAGAATTAACTCCTTCGGGTATATCTGTAGCAAATGATTGAGTGGTTGTTTTATTCGCTGATGATTGTCCGGTTGGCCTTGCGTTTATATGAAGTTTATAATTATCGTTCTGCAGTTCTGATCCAAAATTTACCGCAAATCTAAATTCATTTAAATCTGAGATCATATATGGGACAATCGGTCCGCCTTGGGAGTTTTCTAAAGATAATGTCAGCGCCGGCTTTTCTCCGAAGGTTTTTGGGAAATCTAGGTAAAAATTATCGCTACCTTTATTAAGCGAAGCAACAAAAGAAACAACTTCATCGGACCCTCCAAATATACGTTCCCATCTTCCATCTTCGCCAGTGGTATAAGCTTTTTCGAGATAAGACGAACCTGTTACCGAGAGTTCTCCGAGCGTGTCTACAGTATTAATTCCAACAAATCCAGAATTGTCTATTCGCATTTGCTCTTCCCCAGAAGTGGAAAAAGAGATAAAGTCATTATTTGATTCGCTGATTAAAATTTCTGAATCCCCTCCCGCAGTTAAGGAAATCTGATTTTCGTCAAGTTTAATAAATGTATCTTCGTCTTGGTAGTGGTAAATGTATTCTCCAACATGAACATCTCCCGTAACTCTTTCGTCCCCAAAAATAGTAGAATTCCCTGTTTGGGTAAAGTCTCCAGTTAAATAATAGTCGCCTTCCATTTTGACATCGCCAACCATTAGCGAGTCGCCAGTAATCGAGAAGCCTCCAAGAAAATTAGATTCGCCTATTCTATATAGGTCGCCTTTTTGTGTGTGGTGCCCAGAGTGAGTAACGCTTCCAACCACAAACTGATCTCCGTACCTATTAGAATCTCCGGTTTGAGTAAAATCTCCAGTTAGGTGATACTCCCCTTTCATTCTAACATCACCAATTCTCCAAGAATCTCCGGTGGTATTAAAACCACCCAGAAGGTTTGAATGTCCGATCCTGTAAATATTGCCTATGTGTCTATGGTATCCGGTGTTAGTTATGTCCCCCAAGAAACAAGAACCCCCAGAAACATGCAACGTATAAGATGGCTCATCACCTCTTTCGTGAAAAATATTTGATATGCCAATTTTCTGAAATAAGCCGCTTGTGCCAACAAAAATATTTCCACTTATATCCCCTGTCTGCGTTTCATCAAAAATTTCATTAATGTTTGTTCTGCTTAAGAAAGTACAAGGGTCTTTGAAAGTTTTTTGACCGCTGATAAGTTGATTTCCGGTAAGCAAAACGCTCTTGTCTAATAAAGAGGATTTTAAATGATTATAGGAAATTTTCTCATTGTGAGAGTTTGCTCTTGCTATAATTAAAGAGGCGTTATTGTCTCCGTTTCCATGCCCAGAAATTTGAGCTTGCGTCGGAAAAGAATCCAGAATGTTCTCCGATCGCAACGCAAAAGCTTCTTTAAGTTCTGAAATTTTACTATTTGGCATGGCGGTCTTTTGTAAATACACTTAATTGATAAAAAGGTGTACTTCATTTAATGGGTAAATCCAAAGTAGATCGAATAACTTACGAAAGGTTTGGTGTTTTAATAACTGATTTTCCGGGATACAAGAGTACAACTTCAACTTCCGGAGATTTAACTAGGGTCCAGAGTATGGAGTACAGCTTTTCTCATCCAGCTTTAGATATAAAAGCAATAGGCTCTGATATACTAGTTTCTCAGGACGACGAGTCCCCCATTATTCGCCAGCCAGAAATCGACTGCAGCATCTCCTATATATTCTCAAGCGGAGAAAACGAAGAAAATTTAGGGATGTATCTAGGCTCCGACGGAAGCGTATTAAAAAATTTTTACAATACTCCGGGCACCGACGATGTTAATCTATTCTTGATTGCTGATGCGGGAGGTTGCGGGCATAGAGATCTAAACAACGCAACAGATGCTCAGGGGTTTTCTGGTTATAACGTAGTGGGTTTCGGGAATTCTTTTTTAAAGAATTACGAATACTCAGCCTCTGTCGGCCAGCTTCCCACTTGCGCTGTATCTTTTCTTTGCAGCAATATGAAATTTGATGAATATAAAGAATACAACCCTCCTAATTTTCCATCTATCAAACTTGGACCTGAAAACATACCCTCCGAGGAAAAATTGTTTTTAAACGAAGACTCTTTAAATCCTCATACAGATAATGATGTGCCTGCAATAATGCCTGGGGGTATCATGATAAACATAACAAAAAACGCAGGAGAACATGGGGGCGCTGTATTGGACGATATAGAAGCAGCTATACAAAATGTAAAAATAAGCCTTCCGATTCCTAGGCAAGACATTTATGGTTTTGGAAGTAACTATGTGTTTGATCGAAAACTTAAGTTTCCTGTTATTGGGTCTGTATCTATGGATATGATTCTTAGAGAATTCTACACAGGAAACGTAGATTCTTTTTTCACTCAAGGATCAAGATATGATATGGTAATATCGCACACAGAAAGAGACGGTTCTGGAGGGATAACCAACATAAACTCTTTTAATATTGAAAACGCGCAACTCAAAAGCCAAAACTATAGCCAGTCAGTAGGGCAAGATTCCTCAGTAAGCTCTTCTTTTTCGTTTGGGGTTACTGCTAGCGGAGGCTTGAAGTTCTACAGAGCTTAATCCAAGCAAATCCAAAAAAACCTACCCTTTTTGGGGGTAGGCTTTAAAGAATTAATTAATTATTAATTAAGCGAATGTGCCAGTAATAGTGAGTGCATTTCTCGACCCCAGTATCCTTAAGCCTCTTGCAAGGTCTTCGGGGCCGCCGATTTGAGCAGTAAATGTTAAATCTACAGATTTATTATCTCCTATCGAAGAGCTGAAAGATTCTCCTTCTAGCAATGCTCCTTTAACTATATATTGCATTGCGACAGATCCTGTACCGTATTGGTTTGGTTCTCTAAGGGTAAATACTAGATCGTGCTCTTCTGTGTTCCAAATGAGATCCGCTACGTTTCCAGCTTTCAAGTCCGCCATTATAGCGTTTACGCTCACAGAAATATTCAAGGGGTAATCAACAACTCTTGAGTATCCATAAGGAGTTCCAAGTCTGTTGAGCACGGTTCTGGACATCGGAACATCCACGCTAAAGCTTTGTACATGAGCTGAACCATCAACGGAATAATCATGCATTGGGTTATCGTTAACACCCTCTCCGCCCAAAGCTCCTGTACTAATTTCGAACCCTCCGGCTGTCTTTCCATAACCAAGATCGCCTCGAGGATCATTGCCTGGAAGAAGTTCGAATTCTGCAGCTCTTCCGTCTGTTCCTAGGGACATTGTTATGTCTCCAGGGCGTAAACAGGACCAACCTTCTTCTTCGCTGTCTAAACCTCCTGCCGCGCTGTCGTTAAGAACGCCGCTAACTGCTGGAGGAATATCAAAATGTATATCTGAAATTGGGATTCCAAAATTAGAATTTACTGCCGGAATGTCCAGCCCCGTGCTTCCAACATAACTTTTTAAGTTTAATCCGTCAACAGTGACATTTGCGGTTGGCATGCTTCCTACGGAAGCTTCTATAGAATAATTTGACACATAGCCATTGCCTAATGCAATAACGCTTTTGCCGTCATCCATGTCTTTATTTCCTACCGCATCATGACCTTCGCAGGTAGTTAATATAAAAAAGTTTTTTCCATCTGCATTTAAATTTTCTCCGCAATCGGTGCCTCCGATAATATCATCCGCTAGAGCGCTTGTAGCTCCATCAACATTCATGCCGAGAATTCTTTCGTTAATTCCGTTTGTTAAATAATAAGAGAAATCAAGAGTTACTGTCGGCGGCTCAATAGAAACCGAGTCAATCCTGGCTAATTGGCCAAATTGATTAACGTCTTGCCTGTTAACGCTGAAACTATAATTCGCATTTTGTACTCTGCGCAACTGCTCAATTCCTGTTCTGACTTCGTAGCCAGCTGGAACTTCTGAGAGTTTTGCCACTCCTGATTTTGTTGACCAAGCGTCATTGGAAACGCTAAAATGGTGCCCTGTAGCATTTACCGTCCCAGCATATAATGCTTCACTCTGGTAAATTACTCTTGCTCGTCCTGGTAAATTTTGTGCCATAATATTTATTAATAAGATTAGATTCTGTTTCTATTACATTTTTTGTATAAAAAAGGGAAGTTTTAAGAAAAGCGAGGGTACCTTAGATTAGTTATTTCAAAATCTACGAAGCCAACAAAAAGAGATGGGTCTATATTCTTGCTTATTCTGTCGCTTAATTTTGAAACCCTTGCCTCTTCTATATGAAAGAAAGTTTCTCGTTTTGCTGTTGCAAGCTCTTTATAATTAAAGCCTGTGGTGTCTCCATATTCTGTTAGTGGAAAATCTTCAAAGCCTAATTTAGCAAAGACTTCGTTTTTTGCATCGGTAAAAACCGATAAGGCCCCATCTAGCTGGTATGTATTTTCTGCAAAAACAACGCAACGAATACTTGTTGTGGTTTTATCTTCGCCCCCAAACGCAAACGGTTCGTTTTCTGCCATTTCCGAGTTTACAAAAATCGCAGGTATAACTTGTTTGTAAGGTTCGATTCCTCCTAGCGATTGCTTGAACCTGCTATTTGAATCAAATTTGCTTTCAACTATCAATTGCTCTTCTGTTTGGTTTGTTATATAAAAGTTAAAATCTTTTACTGTATAATCTCCACTTAATGTAGTTTTATTTGCTCCGAAACTTGAATCGAATATCACTCGACCATTATCAAAGTCAATTTTTAATCCGTCTTGACCTCTTGGAATGAATGCTCCGTTGTCGTAAACGCCGCTAGGTATATTTACTCCATCTATACTTTCGTCACTAACCCATTGTTTGAAGGGGCTATTATAAGATACCAGTCCAGGCCCAAGCCTCGCGTCTCCAGTGTCTGCGTAAAAATCAGACGACTTGTTTGAAAATGCGTCCGCCTTTTTAGTTATAAAATTATCAGCCCATAAAACAAAGCTCGTGGTGACTTGATGTTGGAATTGTGGTTTCATTTAAAAATAAGATTTAGATAATCTTGTTGCAGATAGCGTGTTTAAGTTGGTTTCAAATTTTTTCAATAAAGGTTTTATATATTGTTTTTTTAAGCTACCCCCCGACTGCCTGCCGGATTGAATCCCTGCTCCTGATCGCCCTGTCGGAGGGCTCTGTGTGTGCATGTATTGACCTAGATTAGCTATGCCTTGACCCTCTAGCTGTTGTAGCCAGCTAGCCCCCTTTGCCCAGGGCAAAGGGGTGGCTTCATAAAGCTCTTTTAGTGTTGGTATATTTACAGCATAACTCCAAACAAAACCAAAAGATCCAAACTTTCTTCTTTTTATTAAAATATTCGTGCTTTGAAGAAGAGCTTCCAGTTCTCGTACTGGGTCGTCTCCCATTTCAAAACCTATAAACCCAAATAAATTTCCCTCTGGTAGTGTTCCGCTTAAATTTTTAGAAGACGGACCTCTTTTTAATTCTATTGTTATTGGGTTAGACATGAAGTCTTGCATTAATTTTGTATGAGCAACTTTAAATTGAGATTCAATTATTAATCTTCCTTCATTTATTAATTGTTTGTTTTTTCGAATTTCAAGATCTAATGCCCTCTTGACTCCTTTGTCTATCATCTTAGTCATTACTCTATGGGCCTTAATAGCAGTGAATAAAATTGTATAACATCAAAAAGCCCGTGAGCCCTTGGGTCAGAATCTACGTGAAACATTCTTCCATCCAGCTCAATCCTTTTTGCTTCTTTGATGTATGCATAATCTTCAGCTTTCAATTTGATCCTTACTAAACTACTTCCGTCTGGTCGGCTTACTTTTATTTGAGCTCCAGCTTCTCCAAAATTTTCCAAACTTCTATCCGAGTCGTACCTGATTCTTGCTTTAAATATTTTCTTTACAGGAATGTTCTCCACGCTTGTGGTAGAAGCTCCGCCTGTTCCGTACAGATAATTAAAATTAGGGTCTGTACTAACTATAACTTTTTGAGCTTCTTTATATACAACAATATCTCTTCCGAATGTATCATGAAGGTCTAGTAAGTTCGCTGCCACGCTCGCTCTTTCTGCCGCTGTCAATAATTCTGCCATGAATACATTTACACTAAAGATTTTTTTTTGTGTATATCGTTATAGGTACAAGGATCTACAACAATAATATATGGAAGCAGAAGACATTTTTAAGAAATGTTGCCACAGGAATACGGTTTCCCTTTTTAAGGGTTTTCTCGTTATGCTTGAGGATTTACATAAGGAGCATCAAATTAACTTTAATAAATTAAGGAATAATTTGCCAGAGGGCTGCGTGCCCGTTGTGGATCAAGCTGACTACTTCAGCTTAGATAAGTTACAGTACTTAAGAAAAAGAACTTTAGATATTGGTAACGAAACTATTAGAAATATCGAAATGGATTTAGATAATTATACTATAGGCTTTACATTTAAATAAAATAAAAATTATGTCAGACACCGCAACACCAACAATAAACGATACTCGCAAAAAACTGCGTGAAATTTACAGCTTCACTTTTGAAAAAGAAGAGAAGATTAAAAAAACAGAGACAAGCAAAGTTAAGAACGAAGAAACTGGCGAAGAGGAAGAGGTTTCTGTAACTAAGGAAATTGTTGAAGCGATTCCTTATCGACTCATAATGAAACAGCCAACTCGAAGACAGATTGAGGATGCCGAATTAGAATTTAGTGTTGAAATGAGTAACTGTATAAAGCGAGGAATTTTAACAAAAGCCATGCTCGCAAAAAAATATAGCGATACAGGAGGATTGCTTGCGGAAGAGGACGCTAAGGCTTTGACAAAAATGTACGTAAAATACGGAGAGCTCTCACAAGAAAGCGAAAAGCTTCAGATAAAAAACGTTAAAACAGAAAAGGATACAGCTCGATTAAAAGAAATCGCTGGAGAGATAGCTCTTTTAAGGAAGGACATTATTAATGTCGAGACTTCATACTCTAACCTTTTTAACCACACCGCTGACGTAAGAGCCGAGAATAAAGTTATTCAATGGTATATTTTAAATCTCACTTTTGTTCAGAAGTCTGACGAAGAGGAAATATCTCCTTTATTTGAGGGTCGCGATTTTGAGCAAAAGCTTCAAACTTATTACGAGCTTGAGGAGGAAGGGAACGATCTTTATGATATAGTCGGAGGAAAGGTCGCTGCATTTTTTAGCTTTTGGTATTACAGTTCTGGCGCAGTTTCGAAACTAGATTTCGAAAAGCTAGACAAAGATATCGAGGACGGTAGTATTTAATATATGTGGAAGCGGTCAAGCGCAGAAAGATATTTAGGGATGTAGTTAGAGGTTACTCTTCTACAATTCTTGAAGAGGACTTTGTTTACGTCAAGCATTTAACTCCTCACGACCAAGTAGAGCTTGAGGAAATTGAAGATAAATACTTTAATACAGCTCTGCGTCGAGGTGTGCCCACAGAAGAAGACATGTTAATCTTTTTAAAAGAAGAGGGAGACTGGGGAGAGAAGGACGAAAAATTCATAGAGGACAAAAAATATTTTCTTGAAACTTTAAAGACCGCCAAAACAAAAATGGTTATCAAGAACCAGATCGACAAACAAGAAAAAACAATAGAGGAAGAAACTCTCGCTCTGAACCAAAAACTTGCTCAGAGAATGTCGCTTGTTGGAAACACTTGCGAGAAATACGCAAAAGATAGATTAAATGATTTTTATATGATTAAAAGTTTTTTTAAAGATAAAGATTTATTGATTCCTTTATTTGGTGAAGATGAGTTTGATGAATTAGAAAATCAAGATTTAAAAAGAATTGTTTCTGTATATAACGATATCTTTCAAGACTTTAATGAAGAAAATATACAACATACTATATTAGAAGATTTTTATAATCCATATTTAAGTTTTGCTGAAGATAGTATGCAATTTTATGGCAAGCCGTTTTGTAATTTAACATATAATCAAATAAGATTAATAGTTTATACTAGAGTATTTAAAAATATATTTGATAATAATGAAAATATACCAGAGAATATAAGAAAAGACCCCGCGAAACTGTTAGACTTTGGAGGCTCCTCAAGAGAAGAGCGAGACAAAGCCAAGGATAAACTAAATCAGGGTAGCGCTGGAACTCTTGTCGGAGCAAAAGATGAAGATTATGAATTTCTTGGGATAGACAAACCCAAGGGAGGAATAAGTCTTCACGAGGAAGCAAAAAAGAAAGGCGGAACTTTAAATATGGAAGATTTAATGAAATTACATGGAGTAGGATAGTTTTGGTGTATAAATACCTTATAACGGAATAAGGTAATATGTCTATAAATCTCAATGTAACAGGTAATACGCAACCGCTTGAAGCGGCTGTTAATGCTGCGATAAATCGTATTCGCAAGACGCCGATTAAAATAACCGTAGATGACAAGGGAGCTACTCAGCCGCTTGGAAATATGAAGCGCGGAGCTGATGAGTTTAGTAAGTCGATGGAAGCAGCTAACTCTCGTATTATTGCTTTTGGCGCGAGTATGGCGATAATCAATGGAGTAGCTGACGGCTTTAAAGCTTTGGTTAAAAACGTTGTTGAAGTCGAAAAAGCTCTTGCTGATATCAATGTAGTTATGAATTTATCTACAGCGAATTTAGAAAAATTCTCAAACGGCTTATTTAAAACCGCCAAGGAAACTGGAGCAGCTTTTAATATTGCCGCTGAAGCAGCTACCGAATATGCTCGTCAAGGCTTGACGATGGAAGAGTCTTTAAAAAGAACTCGAGACGCTCTTATTTTGACCCGATTAACTGGAATGGATTCTGCAAACGCAGTAAAAGCTTTGACTGCGGCCATGAATACTTATGGAGATCAAATAAAAGACACTACTCAGTTGGTAAGTAAGTTTGCCGCTGTTGATGTTAAATTTGCAGTTAGCGCTGAAGATTTTGCGGATGCTATATCTCGTACTGGACAAGCAGCAAGAAGCGCCGGAGTAGATATCGACGAATTAGTCGGTCTTGTTACGGCCGCTCAACAAAAAACTGCTCGAGGCGGTAAAGTGATCGGAAATTCATTTAAAACAATATTCACTAGAATAGGCAGAACAGATACTTTAAATCAATTGGAAAATCTAGGTATCGCTGTAAGAGATTTGGAAGGCAATACGATTGGCGCAAGAAGAATTTTAACTGATCTCGCTAACACTTTTGATCATCTAACAGAATCTCAAAAAGCGCAAATAGCCCAGACGGTTGGTGGAGTTTTTCAAATCAACATATTAAAAGCTGTGCTGAGTGATGCTGCGAAGCAAAACGGTATACTTGCAAATGCCACACAAATTTCTGCAGGAGCAACAACGGAAGCTATAGATAAAAACGATCAATTAAGGCAGACCATGTCTGCAATGGCCACAGAAACCGGACTAGCTTTAAAAGAATTAAGCGCACAGATTGGAGAAATTATGCTTGCTCCAGGAATGGAAAAAGTTTTGAATGTATTCAAGGGATTGGCTGAAGGAGCAAATGAAATGCTTGGTGGTGGAGAATCCACTGGTAGCGATTTCGCTCAAGGTTTTTTAAAGGGCTTGGGTAATATAATAACCGGTCCGGGCTTGGTTGTTATTTCTGCCGTATTTATCAAGTTATTTGCAAAAGCTTTGGTTTATGCAAATCAAAGTTTAAAGTCTTTGATTGGAGTAACAAGCGAAGCTCACAAGCAAAAGGCAATACAAACTTCTCTTGTTACTTTGTTTGGGCAAAACGCAGCGATCAGCAAGGAAATGTTGCGAACTGATATTTCCAGAACAGAAAAAGAGAAAATAATCCTTGGCCTTTTGAAGGCTCAAGTTGTGGAAGCTAATATGTTAAATTCTGTATCAAAAAGTGTTGCCGCTAGTTTATACACGAAAGGGTACAATGCAAGCCTTGCTCCTCGAAAGGGAAGATCCGGCGGACACATTCCAAACTTTGCAGATCCAGAACGCGCACAAGCTGCGCGAGGAGGATATGCGGCCGGAACAATTCGTTCGATGGATATGCCTGGCCAAGGTTCGGTTATATACAACAGTGCAGAAAAAGTAAAGAATTTCAAAGGCATGAGCCAACCTGCAATTATGCCTCCTCATTCAAGCAAGGCTGGAAAAAACTATCAGCAAGCATTTGGGGACGTTCATGGATTTGATCCGTATGCGGCGGGAGGATACATACCGAATTATGCTAAATCGGGTGCGCACATCGCTAAATCGGATGGGCGCAGTATTATAAATGATGATAAAAGCATGGTTGTTTTTGCTGCTTCCACGGATCGGGGCGGTAAATATGCTGGAATTAATGATGAAAAAAATAATATATTTTCAATTAAACCAAAGGATAAGGGCTTCGTGCATTCAAGTGATCCTATGGCAGGATATTCTAAAGGAGGCGGAGTTGCTACAGACGAAGACTTCGACGGTTTTAGTTTAGTTAATGTGCCTTATTTTGGCATAAGCGAGAAAGATAAACAGATTGGTGAACATAAGGATTTTCAGTCATTAATTAATAAAAGACTGATTGACGCTGGCCGAAAAGTAGCTGGAGAAATTTCTACAAAAATATTCGGAAAAAATTACAGCGTAAGAAAACTTGAAGAAGGTGATGTAGCTGCCGCTTCTGGAAATGTATTCGAGGCTGCGATTATGGCGCTACAGGATACGGTTGCGGAAGAAGCAAGAAAGAAAGATCCTGGCAAAAATTCTTTATTGGATATTCCTAGACCAGGAAGAAATAAGCTGTGGGACATTTTTGGTGCTGGCGGTTTTGGCAGTGGTGGTGCCGAGGCTAAAATAGCTTTAGGGGGATCAGGTAAAATAGGTTCCCACCTAAAAAGCGCAGCTGAGAAATTTTATAAAATTGAAACAAGGGGAGCTGATGCCTTTACTAGAAAGAAAACTACTGGTAGTAAGACCAGCGGCTTGCAGGGATTTATTAATCAAAAAGGCGGAGAGAAAGATTCGAGGGTTGGAAAAGGAAAAAGCAGAATGATTGCTAACTGGCCAACAAGTAGGGAAGGAGATTTGGATTCTTTAAGAGCAGAATACGACAGCTTGCCGAAAAACAGAGCTTATGGCCACATTCCCAACTTCGCCGATCCACTATCTGATGCGATAGGTCGCGAGACAGCTGCTGGCGTTCCAGTTTCGCAAATCCGCGTTGGCTCTCATCCAGCCCTTATGGGCAAAAGTAATCCAATTGGTTTAGGCGTAACCAATACACACGACGAACCAAATGGTCTGCGCGATGTAATTGGTGCGGCAGGCGGGTTTGTGCCAAACTACGCAAGTCAAGACTTTCAGGGAAAAGACTTGCAGGGACAAGGGATTTCTAAAACTCAAAGAAAAAGACTAGCAAAAAGTATTAATGGTCAGATAAAATCCGGAACATTAGTTATAAAGAGCCAACAGGAATTCGCCAAAGAACTGAAAAAACTACATCCAAAACTCTCGCTGCATGCAAGAGGGATTTCTAAAGCAGATGTTGAAATTCAAAAAAACACCGCCACTCGAAGAACTCTTGGCTCAAGGTTAAAAGCTTCAGCAAAAAGTGTAGGCAGTGGCGTCAGCGGCGCTATGGGGGCATGGGGGAAAGCGAATTCAAAGTTTGAAGGGACGAGAATCGGAAAAGCGATTGGTTCAAATGCTGGTCAAATGGGGCTTATGATGGGCGCTCCAATGCTCGGAGGAATGCTTCAACAGGGACAAGCAGGAGAAACCCCCCAGCAAAGAGTAGAAAGAATGAAAGGGGGCACGTACCAAACAGGCGGAGCAATGGTGGGTGTTGGTACTGGAGCGGCAATGGGAATGATGCTTGGGCCTCTTGGCTCGGTTATAGGGGGAGTGATTGGCGGAGTTATGGGCTTTGCTGGAGCGCTGGAAGACGCGGAAAAGGCCGCACTTCAACTTGCCGAATCTCAAGCAAAGGCGAACGCAGCGGGAATGATGTCTAGCATATCATTAGCCTTGCAAGCTTTACCTCCAAAAACTTTAAATCAATTCGGTCCAGAGCTGAAAGTTTTAGCCGAAGGAACCAACCCTAAGAATATTAGCGACAACGATACTTTTGAACAAGTGGACTTATTAAAAAAGATGCTTAGTGCGCCCGAAGTTGATCAAGACAAAAAAATCAAAATTGACGAAAAAGTGTTGGAAACAATAGGTTTAACAAATACTGGTGGAATTGCAACAGTCGGTCAGATAGGAAAAAGCGTTTCAGGTATAAAAGAAAAAATTCGCAAACAGAGCGATTTCGATAAAAATCTCGACGGTTCCGCGGAGGAGGGCGACCTAAAAGCAAACCAAAGCCACAAAAAAGAACTTCAAGAAGGCTTGCTTACGCTTTTGGTCGCCTTAAATGCAGATACCCAGATAAGTGCTCAAGCAGAAAAAGCAAACAGTCAGGCTGTGATCAAGAGGCTGAATCTTCAGAGAGCTGGATTGAAATTCCAAGAAAAACTAAATAAAGATTTATCTTTAATGAAGATCAAAAGCCAAAAAAGCCTTTCCATATACTCTTGGGTCGAAAAATTCGGCTTACAAGGGAACGCTATCATTTCTAGCCAGATTAAGTTTGCAAAAGCTATGGATAAGTTGACGAAAGATATGGAGATTTCTAATTTTTCAGTCGAGCAAAAACAGGTTATTGGCGCTGTAGATATGATATCAAAAAGCACTGGGTCAAATATTGATTCAGACCTAAAACAGTTTCTTTCCAACCCAGAAAAAATGAGCGGCATAACGGGCATTGATAAACAGACTCTTGACCATATTACGCAGCTAAGAGAGTTAACCGATGCCGATTACACAACCATTTTGCCCGAATTAAATTACGATCAAGTGCTCGAAGTGCTCGAAAAAATTGGCGAAACTAATCGAGACGCACTAGATGTAAGAACTAAGATGATAGACAAAACCGAGTTGGAGAAAAAAGCTTTAGGTAGGATATTAAAAGAAAAAAGCTCCATGCTCATCATAGATAACAAAATAAACAGCAAGCATTCGGAGAGGCTAGAGCTCCAAAAGAGCATAACTCGAGAAATTTCCGCTCAAAACGAAAAAATTAAATCACAGAACGCCCAAATAGATATATCCCGAAAGATAGCAGACTTGAAATTTAAAAACGCCAACCCATACGCAACCAAAAAGCAACAGACTGAATACGATATTGGAAGCCAGGAGCAGCGCTTGAATCAAGATTTACTAACAGATTCCGCAGCTTCTTCAAGGCGCATTGCGGATAAAATTGAAGATATATACAAGAAGCTTGGATCGGTAGCTCCCAAGTCTCTCCTCGATGCTAGAGCACGCGGCGACATGGGAAAAGTAGAGAGTGAGATTTCAGAAAAAAAATTAAGGCCCTTGCTGACGGATAAAAACTTAAACGCTAAAAAACAAGAAATGCTTAAAACAAGGGTGCATGCCGAGAATTTTTTATTAAGCCCAGAGCAGCTCGAGCTTATAAAAACAGAATATGAAGGATATAAAAATCAGGGCGCTGATATGACAATCGGTAAGCCCTTGGGATTAACTAATCAATTAAACAGTCACAACGAGGCTTATGAAAGAGTAACCGAAATCAAAAAACAAAGCCACGAACTCGATAAATTAGCTAAAATGAGCGAAAAACAAAGATTAAAACTTGTTAAAGAACTCCTTGGAAACCTTGACGAATCCATAGTAAGCGAAAAGGATATTTTAAAACTCAAAAAACAAAATAATGAGGAAGCAAAAAAAGCCGCAAAACTAGCTCTTCCTGGAGGCAGCGCTAAGGGGTTTGCTCGCGCAAAAACAGCCGCCGCAAATAGACTAGACTTTTTCGACGAAACCTTTGCTGAGGACATGACTAACAATTTTAGAGACGGCCTTGTTGATGGAATGCAAGCAGCAATAAACAAAGCCGATGACTTGAGCGATGTTATGAATAATATTGCAATGAATTTTCTTGGAGCAATTCAACAAGCTTACCTTGGAAAAGCTGCCGATGCAATCGTTGGAGCTTTACCGTTTTCTAGCGGAGGAGGAGTAAGAAAATATTCTAAAGGAGGCGGAGTTCCTGCAATGGTTACTGATGGCGAATACGTTATGGGGCGCGACGCTGTGAAAAAATACGGTGGCGGATTCATGCATCGCCTTAATGCGGGAGGAAAGCTTCCAGGGTATTCAAATGGAGGAAAACCGGACGAGACTCAGCCAGGATCTGCTCTCGCTGCAAATTTTGGAGGAGGAGAAGGTTACAACACAGGAAGAAGATATCAAACTCAAGCAATGTCTGGATTTTTCTATAGCGGACAATCTGGAAACTTAGGGCTTCAAGAGGATACTCAATATACAAAAGGTATTATTCAAGAAAGAATGAGGAAAGAAGCCGAGAAAAAAGCCAAAAAAAGAGCTTTAATGCAAATGATCGTAGGTACCGCTTTAAGCGTTGGGATTGGATCTCTTGCAAGTGCAGCTGTTGGAGGTGGGGGGCTAACTGCTAATGCAAAAGCAGATGGCTACACCAATGCGACTCCAGCAGGTGTGAAATCTGCGACGCAAGGAGGCATGAAATATAGCCTTTTGCCTGGCGCTGATGCTACCGGATTTGATAACGTACAAAGCACAAGAAGCTTTAATCCTTTTAAGGTTTTTGGTTCATCAAGCGTAGACGATTACGGTTCTCCACTGGCCGAGGAGTTCTCCTCGGCATACAGAACTGGGGCTTATAGAGGAGGGAAAATCAATGGTTATGCCAACGGCGGCCACATATCCGGCAAGTCTGGAATCGATCAAATTCCCGCAATGCTCAGCGAGGGAGAGTATGTAGTTCGCGCAAGCAGCGCTCGTCAACTTGGCAAGCCAATGCTTGACCGAATCAACGCAGGAAAATTTAATGATGGTGGAGCAGTAACTCCCTTAACAGAAAGCTCAGAAACTGGAACTTCTGGAGGAAATACAAATAATATTAACATAACGGTTAATATGGACAAGGGAAGTGGAAAGTCAGAAAAAAAAGATGATAAAGGAGGAGCTAATCCAAAAGATTCATCGGCGGACCAAGAAAAAAGCTCACAGCTAGCAGAGAAAGTAAAGAGCCAAGTCATTTCTGTGATAATGGAAGAACAGCGACCAGGAGGCTTATTAAGTGACTGATCATGACTTTCTCAAATTATGAACAAACTATAGTCGTAAACAATACCGCTCTTTCTGGAGTAGTAAATGTTAATGGAAGTTACGGAATAACAGAAAAGCCAATAAAAGTTGCTGGTGTAGGATTTATAGATGCTTTTGTTAATGGACCTCTTGAGGGTAATTTTTCGATTTCAAGAAAGATGGTAAGCAGGGATCCTATACTGGATCTGGATGTAGATGGGCAGTACGTCTACGACGAAAATGAAATAAGCGGATCAATCTTGTATGACAATAACACAAAGGGTTTTGGGTTCACAAAAGGAAGAGTTACTCGTTATGCAGTCAACTGTACAGTAGGCGATCTTCCTGATATTGAAACTGATATCACTGTATTTGGAGATCTAGGAAGCGGAATATTAATTCAAGAAGCTACCAAACCTCATCCCCCTATACAATTCACTGACCAAGCAAGCATTTCAATAAACGTAAGCGATTTTTCGACAGATGCAGTAACAGATTTCAGCTTTAGTCGGGCTTTAAATTTGCAGCCAATGTATGCAATTCCAAAGGGAACCGAAGCCGAATGGTATGCCGACAGCAAAACCGCTTATGAAAATCATGATCCAATACAAATAGATACAATTTATCCAATCGAAACAGATATCAATTTCACAATGATTGTAAATGAATACGAAGTAAGACAAACCAAGGATCGCCTTAGAGCAGCTCCAGAAAGCGATGTCGTTATTCAAATAAAAGATTCTAAAACAAAAGAAGTTATTAATGCTTTTACTGGCGTTAAGGCTAGATTAATAAGCGAATCTATAACATCGTCGGTCGAAGGAGAAATGAGTATATCTTTAACTTATAAATCATATGAGACCCTTCATAATCCAGTAATATGAGCAAGCCTTTTTTAAGATTTGAAGATGGTAAGATTTCTTTGGGGGGAAAAGATCTAATGGTTCAGTCTGCCAATTTATCAATAACTCCAACTCTCGAGCCAGAAAGAGTATATGGAGATCTTGATCTATCGATAGTCGGAGCAAAAACCGAATTCGTTAATTTTGCAGCCACCGCAGGTCTTCGCGGCAAGCTCGATATTTCTTTTGTAATTACTGCTGAATTTTTTAAACAAAATAATACTATTAATTCTATTGATAGATTATTTGAAATAAAAGATGGTATGAGTGAAAATCCTATTGATGGAAATATAGTAGGTCGTTATTTATTTGATAATATGTATTTAAATAATTTTAATTTTAGCATTTCTCCTTTTCAAGTTATACAAGCTAATGCAAGTTATGATATATATGGTACTATATTAAAAACAGTAGATAGAAGGTTTCAAGAATTAAGTATTGATCCAGCTCATGGCTTAAAATCATTTGGAGAAGTAAAAGCAAGCAATACGAATATGGACACCGCAAATAAAAAACAATTTGAGGTATCTAAATTAAATTATAATATAATAGTAGGAAGAAAGGTGCATAATCATATAAAAGACGGCGAACATACCTCTATTAATACAACCGCGAATGGAGTGGTTCCTACTCGCGTATCAATTGAGAATATTGAAGCAGAGATGAATATAGAATCTAACGATATAGTAAGAAATTTAAATCCAGACGGGAATTACCAATCAGGAACAACTCCCGAAGGTTTAAACGACTCTACTATACAAGCTTTTTTATACAGTCTGCAGGGAGAAAAGATAGCCAACTTCTCTTGCTCTGGAAAAATACATAGCCAGTCAATATCGATATCAGAAAGTTCTCATGCAATGGGCTCAATATCTGTAAAGCAGATAATTAAATAATTATGACAATCTCCGCTCCAGGCTCAGACGTTTCTGAAGGAAGAATGGGTAACCTCGTTAATTATAGCGGAGTTTTTCAGACCGGACAAAATTACGAACAATTTGATTTTGTTTATGCCACGGGCGATGGATTATATTATTACGCAAAGCAAAATATGGTTTTCGGTGGCGGAGTCTCTGTCTCAGACGATCAAAGATTTACATTACTACCTCACGAAGTCGCAGCTAATTCTCACTATATTATTGATGAGTTTAATAGGCCCGACGATCTAAACGCAACATTTAAACCTGGGAACATAATAAATATAGCTGGGTCTACTGGATCTAGCGATGGGGCTTATTCTATATTAAATATACAGAAAAATTACACAAGCACCACTGTTCAGGGCTTAACTGGCGCAGCAATAAAAATAAAGGGGACATCCGAAACTAGTTTTATAGAGAATTACGAACCTTCCTCTGCTAATGTTCTAACAATCTCAACAATCAATGCGTTCCCTGAATCTAATCCAGATTTATGGACGAGTAATAAGTTTTTTTACGACGCAGATTATGGATCGACGGTCAATTTTAGAGCGAATAATATAAAACACGAATATGGAAATGGCTACTATACCCTGCAGCCAAAAGGAATAAACGCATTAACTTTTGAGGTTGATTTAAAATTCGACAACAGAACGAATAAAGAAGCTAATTCTATAATACATTTCGTAGAAAATCATTTGGGACAGTTAGAAGTCGACTCTTCTTCTCCTAATCTCAAATACAAACAAGGAATATCAGGGTTTCGGTGGGATGGGAACGCGATGTTTAACCCTTATCGGTCAACAGAAAATGAAACTAAAACTTTTTATTGCTCCGAGTTTAATCACGCTTTAAGTTTTGAGAATAGTAATAATATAAGTTTAAAACTCAGAAACTTAGACACCTCTTCATTGAGAAAGTCTGAGCAGTTATTTATAAGGAAAGCCGAAACGTTTGATCCGACAATGGTTTACGAAAAAAATGATGTAGCTTTTTACACTGGCAGTCATTCATATTATTATTGGCATAGCGATTCAAGCACCAGTAATAAAGCTCCCGCAGAGATAACTACAGGATTTAACGGCAGGCTTGATTACAAAAAAGATTTACACACAAGCTATTGGACTCGCGATTTCTTTTGGAAGCCATCTCTAGGGCTAAGCGTTAATCAAAAGCCAAGAATGAACGAAATAGAATTAGGGGGATACCTTCAGATTTATAACGACGGTATAAACGAAAGCCTTTTAAATTTAGATTTGCAGTTCAATAATAGAGATGACGAAGAAGCTTACGCCATACTTCATTTTCTTGAACAAAAACTAGGACACCAGCCTTTTAATTTTACCCCTCCGGCCCCATATAATAGAAAGCAAAATTTTGTATGCCAAGAGTGGAGCCATACTTACAATTACAAAAATAATCATAGCATATCCGCTAAATTCGAGCAGTTTCCATTTAATATAGATGGGGAGGATTTTACTAATTTAGATACGCCCCCCGATTTGGCAGAAGGAGAGTTAATATTTACATCTCCAATGTCGTTTTCGATCAAAGATCAAGGAGAGCAAATAATTCCTGGAGAGAAGGGTAAGGCTAGAGTTAAATTAATGAATATAGGAGACAAACCTTTAACTTTAAATACTGCAGAAGCTATCGAGAGAGAGATTGGAACTTTTTCGATTATAGGTCAAAACTCAAGCGCGGGCGTCCCCTTTATTGGCGACGGGCTTGATAGGGGGGATTATATATACGATCTTCCATCTGCAGGTTTTCCTTTCGGGCTTAACGGCAAAACGATTAAACTAAGCAAGTCCTACACTCCTGGCGTTAGCGATGGCGGTCAGATTTTTACGGTGGTTACAGGTTCTCCCGGTAATTACAAATCAGAAATAGTCAATTCGGTTCCAAATGTTTTTTTTCAAAATAATAGGGGGCAAATAAAGTCTGGAGTGAGCGAACCGTTTAATACTGCATACAGAGAATGCGATAAGTTTGCAGTTGAAAATTTCTTTATCAATAACCAAAAGAGCACAATAGAAGGAGGCGAAGAAGGTTATATTGATATTGAATTTTTCGGAATTAACGATTCAGATGTGAATGTTTTGTTAATTGATCAAGATTCTCATCAAATTATAGACGGTAATTCAGATAATATTCTTGTAGCACTTACGGATAGATACTATTTTGGGGATCTACACATAAGGAGTACAGCATCAAGCAGCCTTCAGGTAGGCGAATTAAAAATATTCGTCGCAGCAGAAAAATAATTATGGCAAAAGCAGAATCAAACTTTAATAAACAACTAATCTCAATAACTCCCGATTCGGTCGTGGATATGTACGAAATTGACTTTAGCAATCTTCAGTCAAACTTTGAAATGCTTAAGGATTTATACGGAGTTAATCTAGGCGCGGATCCTATATATAGGTTTTCTCCAATGAAAAACTCAAGCAACCCTGTTTATTGGCAGGGTAACGCTTACCAGCCTTTGCCTGTAAAAATGGAAGGTTTCGAGACTCAGTCAGACGGAAGACTTCCTAGGCCAACAATATCAATAGCTAACCCCGAAGGGCTTTTGTCTAAAATCGTTAGATCCAATAAGGATTTTGCTAATTGCAAAATAACCAGAAAAAGAACTTTCGTTAAATTTCTTGATGACGAAAACTTTCAAAATAGAAATCTAAATGAATCAGGCAAGAACCCTTTTGGAGAATCCGATCCAAGGTCACATTTTCCTGATGATGTATTTTTCGTAAGCAAAAAAACAGTGGAAAACAAAAACGTAATTACTTTCGAACTTGTTTCTTCGCTAGAGCTTCAGGGTTCAAGCGTTCCTGCGAGAATAGTCATGCCGTCTCATTGCTCTTGGATGTATAGATGCTCTATTGGTTGTGGCTACAAGGGTTTAGCTATAGAAGATACCGAGGGTAGAGACCTAACTCAGAAGTACCCTCATGATCCTTACAACAATGGGTTGGGGGATATTCCCAGATGGAGTAAGCACGGGCTCTTGGATAACAAGCTAGTTCCTGGCGGATACGACTCTGGCAATTTGGTAAAAATCATTCCCCAAAGCTCATCTGACCCTTACAAGTCAACCCCTGTTGTTTTTTTATGCATAAAAACTCACGCTATCGCATCTGATCATATACCATTTTTTGACATCAATCACTGGGTAAAAGACGAATGTCAGAAAACAATAGATTCTTGCAAGAAAAGATTCTCTAAGTCTCATAAAGATTCTCTAGGCGGATCTAGAGATATTACCGATTATAACAAAGCAAACATAACTCATGGAGGATTAAGGTTTGGGGGTTTCCCTGGTACAGAAAGATATCCATCTGCATAAAGCTATACTTAAACAGGTTAAGGCTTATTGCTTGGGTTCTTTAATAGAAGAAAGGTGTGGATTGATAGTTGAGTCCGCTTCAGGTATGAAGGTTGTATCCTGCAAGAACGAAAGCTCTTTTCCTGAATATCATTTTATGATTAATTTAAATATTTTTATAGAAAATAAAGTTTTATATGTTTATCATTCTCATGTGAATTGCTCAGTTAAACCATCTATTACAGATAAGCTATATTCTGATGAATTATGTATCCCGTTTTTGATCTACAGTATTAGGGATGATGAATTTGGTATATACGATAATATAAGTGTATAGTTATTTAAGGTTTAAGGTCAAATGAAAACGGTATATTTATATGGAAAGCTTGGAAAACGCTTTGGTCGAAAGTGGAGCTTGAACGCGGACTCAGCTGTGGAGGTTTTTGCCGCTATAGAGGCTAACAAAGAAGGGTTTCTTGAATACCTCGCTACAAGCCAAAGGGATGGTGTTGAGTACGCTGTTTTAAATAAATCCCCAATCAATATTTCTTCAAAAAAAGAATTAAAAAACCATATGATCTCCGAGTCTATGGTCGAAATAAAGGACAAGAAGCAAGAAATGCATATTGTTCCCGCGCCGCAAGGTAACGCGGTCGCCATAAGCTCCCTCTTTGTAGTCGCCGCGACTGGCAAATTAACTCTTCTTGGTAAAATAGTTGTGGCTATTGCTGTGTCTTTTGTTGTTGGAGCTATAATGAAAGCGTTGTTTAAGCCGCCCGAAAGAAAGACCCCCACAACAACAAAATCTTATTTGCTCAGTGGAATGTCCAATAGGCAAAGCCAGGGCGTTGCGGTGCCTTTGGGTTATGGAAGATTAAAAATAGGTTCAACAAATATATCTCAACACAAAATATCAAAAACAAAATCCGTACCTGGGAAGCCTCATGTTTTGGAATCTTATACTGAAATAGAGTTTTTGGATTTATTAAGTGAGGGTCCGATAGATGGGCTTTGTGATCAGAATGGGAACTTAATAAACCTTAATCGTTCTAGCATTGTTGAGAGACTAGTGCAGAAGATCTTGGGTCATGACCTTCGGGAGGGTATTTTTTTAAATAATGTACCCGTTGTAAATACCCCAATAAGCGAAGCCGAGGTTGGAACTGCGAATTATATACTCAACGAAAACGGCGAGCAACCTGTAATAAAAAAAGGAGAAGAAAAGGATACCTTAATTATTTCAGATTTTAATTGTTTTGTGGTTGAGCATGGCGTATTATTATACGGAGCTGGACCTTACACAAACAACGAAAAAAAGGCTGAGCATAGAGACAGTGCGTCATCCGCAAAGGAAAACGGTGCCAAAATAGCGGCCCATTTTGTGGCAAATAAAAACGTTAATAAAATCCGAATCGAAATGAATACAAGCTTATCGATACAGAATAATGACGGATCTAACCAAAGCAACAATGTTCAATTTGTAATATTAATGGAGAAGGACTATGTCGAACATAACGTTTTGTCTTCAAGCTCTGGATGTACGGTTAGTTTTGATGACACGTTGGGAGCTATAACAACAGACGAAAGCTTCAGTAAAGACTTCGAAAAATATGTAGATGATTATTCTGACTTGCTTGCTAATTTTGCGACCCATGGAAACGGAAGAACTAAAGCTCAGTATGGATCGGACCACTGGGTAGCTAATGGCAAAGCCGAGGGTAGATCAATTACAAACACAAACGGTAGCAAGTTTATAGTTGAAGGTCTTTGTACTTCACTCTACGCTTTTGATATTGTTATCAACTTCGACCGACCAAGAATAAGCTCCAGAGGTATCACTTTTAAATTAATAAAACTAAGCAATGAATACGACCCCTCCATAAAAGGAGCTTTGGGGGGCATAGGTAGAGACAGAAGCTTGAAGTTGTCTTCTGTAGCTGAATATGTAGAAGAGCCTTTGCTTTATCCTCATAGCGCTATCGTGAAACTCAAATTTGACAGTAGGAATTTTTCTAATTTACCTGACAGGTCTTATCATGTGAAACTAAAAAAGGTTTTAATTCCTTCGAATTACGACCCAATATCAAAACATTACGACGGTGCGTGGAATGGATTATTTAAAGGTCAGCCAGATTCTGCTTCGTCTATACATTCTATTGATGATGATGATAAATATTGGACAGATAATCCCGCTTGGGTTTTTTATGATTTATTATCTAACGCTAGATATGGGCTTGGTAAATATGGTTTGTATGAAGAAAATATTGACAGATGGCAACTATATAAAATATCAAAATACTGCGACGAATTAGTTAGAACCGATTACGAAATAGAAACCTCCTCAAATTCTCCTGTGAATTTTACATCCGAAGTTGATTCAAGCAGTAGCCCAGACTCTTTTAGTATAACTATAGACCAAAGCTCGTACAGCTCCGGTGATTTTATTAAGGATTTTGGGACAGGGAATCAGTTTAAAGGCAAAAAGATAGCTTTTTTCGTTCCATCAAGAAATCAAGATATTGCAGCTTTAACCGGGACAAAGAAAAGCGAAGCTATACAAAAATTACAGTTAAGAGCCTCGCAATTATCTGGTGAAATAAAAATAGAACAGAGAGATATTATATCAAGCAATCCAGATAAAAATGGAGGAGGCACCCTCGTTATCTCAGGGCCAGATTTAAGAGACTTAAGCTCATCGTTCCAAGAAGGGGGCTCCATTAAAACTATTGGGGGCTGCGCAGTTCAAATTAATCATGCTATAGTTGAACCAAGATTTACCTCTAACTTGTATATAACTGACGAAGGAGAAGCTCTTCAATCTGTTAATAATATAGCATCTATATTTAGAGGGATTACCACTTTCTATAATGGGAAAATAATGGCGATTCAAGATTCATTTAAAAATCCTATTCAATTATTTAATAATTCAAACGTAAGCCGAGACGGCTTTTTATACTCTGGAGTAAGTAAAGATCAAAAAGTAACAAGTTCTATTGTTAGATACAATAATAAGGACGACAGTTTTAAGCCCGCAACTGTTCAAGAAGAAGATAAGGACGCAATTAGAACTTTCGGATTTAAAGAAAAGGAAACTTTGGGGTTCGGTATAACATCCTCTAGTCAGGCCAGAAGGCTTGCTAAGTGGGTTTTGTATACCACTCAACTAGAAACAGAATCTGTTTCTTTTGAGACCTCCGCCGAAGCTTCGTATTTATATCCCGGATCAATTTTCGAAGTTTCAGACGAAATGAGAGTGGGCAAGTCGAAAAGCGGTAGGGTTTTAGATATAAAATTCTATAGAAAGCAATACGAATTTGAGCAGTCTGGAGCAGATAGATTACTCAAAAATTCTTTTGATGTTTATCTTCCATCTATATTATTAGATAAGCATATGTTTGATGAGCCATTTGTATCTATGATTGAATTAACAGTATGTACTGGGCTGGGCAACTCTACGGAGGAAAAATTAAATTTAAGAGCCCCTTTTGAGCGATCCTCTCTTGATCAAGATGCTGAAATAGAATCCGTTTCAGTTCCTCAAATAATTAAGTTTGAATGCTCTATTGCATACGACTTACATATGGCAGAAAAGGGCCCACAGGGGCAGAATGTAATAGCATATAATTTTTATTTAAAAATTCCTTTTGAGATATCTTTATCCGATAATACGTTTTCAATATTTAATCATGGCTTTGTTGACGGTGATAGAATTAGATTCACAACCGAGGGATCCATCCCTTCTGGCTTGAGTATGGGCAGGAGTGGGAGTACCGCTTATTTCATAAAAGACTCAACAAAACACACTTTTAAAATAAGTTTATCTGCAGGGGGCGGCGAAGTAAACGTTTCGAGCCAGGGTTTAGACTCTCTCGGAAACAGCGGCGGCTTGCATTACATATGCCCAGAAGACGAAGAGAAAACAAAAGAAGCTTTAACCAAAATAATGATCGGCTCATCTTGGAGCGCTAAGGGTGTAATGGCAGCAAAAACAGACGAAGAGCTCGAGGCAGTTATTACAGATAAACTACAATTAACGTCCCCGTCAGTCGTAAGGCCAGGGTGGAAGATCTCATCTTGGCTTGGTTGGGTTTTGCTCTTTGGAAATGATTTTGCGTATAGCCCACTATTAGGTTGGGTGTTCCTTGGAGAGTTAAAAAAATCTTCGGGAAACAGTGGGTTTTGGTTTTATACTTCATCTGCACAGAATTCTGATTCTAGCGGTTGGATATGGACTAACGATTCTATTAAGGAAACTTTTTGGTATTTTTATTCATTATCTTCTGAATCTGATACCGCAAGCGGCTGGGTTATACCCTTTTTTAATGATGAGCAAAATCTAGTCGAGTTTTTTGTTTATGATTCTGATCTTACAAAACAAGTCGGAAGCAGCTATATTTTAAATAAAAACAAATATATTATAATCCAAAAATATTCTACCATTGACTGTAAGGGGTATTTTATTAGAGCCTCAATCAGCGATGCAGGGAACAAAGTCGCGCGCGGAAGCTCAAACCTAGCTAACTCTGGCCCTTCAGATCTCGGCGGGCTAAGCCTTAACGAAAGAAGAAAAACTCTTACTGAGTCAGGTTATTATAAGGAAATAAGCATAGAATCTTTTGATTTTTTAAACGAAGCTTCTTCATTGCAAGCTCAGGAATCCATAAGAATAAACCTTAGCGAAACCCATTCAGAGATTATAAAAGATGGCCAAGAAGTATTTATTGAAGACGTAACAGATTCTTCTGGGGATTTTGATGATTATATAAATAATGTTTATGTGTACGATAATACAGATAAACGATGGACGACATCAGTTAACCCCTGGATCTTAATTAAGATAAATGATTATCAATTTGAATTAACAAACTCCTCTACTCTTGCATCCAAACTAAGCTCTGGCAATATAACATCCTATGGGGAAATCAATTTCACTCCCCCTCCTGTTTCTGAGACAGAAAGATCTTTAGAGGGGCAATTATTTAGGACAATGAGTGTAACAGAGAAAGCTCAGAATAAGTATGAAATTGTTGGTCTTGAATATAATCAATCTAAATTTGACGCAGTTGATAAACAAACAGTTGTGCGGCAGCCAGTTATGCCCATACCCCCTCAGGCGGATATGAGAATACCTGAGGCTCCTGACACTTTAATATTAACCGATTTGACAATATAAAAAAATGTTATCTACCGCAATAGGAATTCAATTCGATGTAAATGACCTTAACGCTAATTACGAAGTGGTTGGGTCGTCCAATAATTACTCATTTCAATACGACTTAGGAAAAGGAAGCAAGCTTGTAGATTTTGAAGGAGAGACTGCTCAAAAAACCATATCGTTAAATGGTAATTATGGCATTTTTTCGATTAGGATATTTGCTGTAAGCGACGTAGGTATTCGTTCTGAATTTATTGAGAAAAACATATCCATTAGCCCTCCTTTATTTGATGACACTTTTACCTTTTCCGAGATCAGAGTTTCAAACCTTCCGGAAGATTCAAATATAGGAAGTACCATCGAAATAGAACCTTCTGAAACTGGTAATTTATTAGCAGTTAATTCTGAATATATTAATAGGAATGTAGAAATAGAATGGAGGCTGTCCCCTCCTCCAGGCCACGCTAAAGAAGGAAAGTCGTTGGGTAATGAATTGCTTAGCGATAAGCTCTTAAGTAACTTTTCTCTCCAGATTAGGAACACAGAAAACGGTAATGTAATATCTGATAGCCAGCTAAATAACTCGATAGCTCTTAAGTCAACACTTAACACTGCCTCCGTGTCTGATACGATGGACGCTTATACGGGTTTTTCTTTTACAGTGTCAAATGACACCATAACAGAATTAAGTCTAGATAGAACTCTCGCGTTGGAAGTTGTCTCTAACGACGCATTTGGTCGTCAAGCAACCGGGGTATTGACTGGAATAAATTATTTACCTACGGTTGATTCATTAAGCTATAATTTAAGGGGGGCGAAAATGTCTTTTAGTTGGTCTGCTCAAGACACTGATTTTTATGCAGCTCGAATCTCGTCCCTTGCTATTCCTGGTGACGAAGAAATATACGATCCTTATAACCTTCAGCAAAGCATAGATCATTACGAAAGTCTGAGCAGGGCTCCTATTTGGGAAAAGCACAATAATTATAGAGTCGGAGATAAAGTCGTTCACAATTCAATTGTATTTGAATGTATACAAAATTACATATATTCCAGCTTTCCAAATATAAATACAAGCGACACTAGCTATTGGACAAATATAGGGCCAGTGATAGACCATTCTTTTACTCAAGAAGATGTAACTCAAAACAATAAAGAATTTAATCAAATATGGGGATATAATCATTATTATTCTTTCGTGCCTATTGACGGTTATGGTACAGGAGTAAGAGACAATCTAACTGAAACTGGTTTACATCCAGGGGGCGCGTTAGCTTATTTTAAGTCTGATGTCAAAATCGATAATTTAAATTTTATAGAAAGAGAAGACGATTTAATATTTAGATGGAATATAACTGATCAAGATAATAATTTAGTAGATTTAAATCAATATAAATTTTTAGTTGGCGCAACTGATAAACCTACTATTCTTGGTATAAGCGGATCTTTGTACGATAGTGATACGAATTCATTTCTAACTGGAATAACTGAAGGCTTGAATTCTAGAACGTCTGTAACCGAAAATGGGGTTGAAAATATATCTGAAGATCTTCCTGGAACAAAAGTTTTTGAGACTTACGAATATACGAGAACTATAAACAACTCAATTTATAAAGTTGGGGGTTTTCCTGAGAGCAAAGATTTTTCTTTTTCTGGCCAGTATAATAATGGCGATCATATAATATTCGATAACTCACTATATAGGGCAACTAGCGAAACCGCCAGCAACTCTTTTAGGTTAACCACTCCTTCTATAGGAGCTTGGGACTCTAGCACAAACTATTTATTCAGAAGCGGTTTAGACTGTTCTGATTTGCTTACTTATCAGAGCGGTGTTTATTCTGTTGTTGGGTCTGTTAATAATGAAATTATTGGTCCGGACGCTAGCGATGTTGTTGGATTATACAATGAGCTTGAAAGCTATTCCGTTGGGGATTTAGTCATATCTCCAGACGGTTTAATCGAGATTTATAATGGAGGAAAGTTTTTTGATGTTGGCGATGCTGTTTTGCATGAAGGTTCTTTATATAAATGCCTTACCCAGCAGGAAACTTCTGACTATATATCCCCGGGCACCGGAATAAAGCACTGGGGGAACGCTTCGGCTTTTTCGGATGTTTCTGCATCTATTTATAAAGCCACAAGTCCGGTACCACAGTCTTCAGAAATACTCCCTTCTACGGGAAGCGCTCATTGGCAGGTCCAAAACCCAGATACATCCAACAAATATTATCTACTCGCTGAGGATTATGATTTTCCGGTTCGTAATTGGTCTGAGTTCGATGATTTTTCTAGCTTTGATTTTGTTGCATACGCTAACGATATATGGAGCGGAGTTGACTCAAGCGGCCCAAACACATCTGCGGGAGCAAAAGCTCCAAGCTTGGCAAATGGCAATTATTGGGTTAACACCGACAACCAGTCAAACGACTTCTCAACAAGTCACCAAGTTGGGGATAAAGTTTTTTCTAACGGAGCTATATATAAATGTTTAGCTAACAATCCGACGGGGGCGCCTCTTGAAGCTGTAGTCGACAGCACTTCGCAAATAAACTCTTCATATCAATCGTCCCAGTGGATTCCTTATTGGGAGTTAAATACGGGCTTTGAAAATACAATTTTTAAACACGAAGGTATTCCAGAAAGCGGAAAAAGAAGCGTCGGTCTTAAGTTGGCGATTTTAAGCCCTTTGGGTGAAGTTTTAAGTTCAAGGAAGATTGTTGGAAATAACCCAGAGCCAAGTATATTGCCGCAAGGTTTTCAGGTTGATTCGTTGAGTAATGTAACCCAGGTTCATTTTGATTTCAATTATTCTTATGGCTCAAGAGAACAGACGAAGAAGGTTCAGGTATATAGATCTAGCGATCCAGTTTTTTCAATACTAGATTCGAATGGTTTTCCTGGTTCTGGGGCGGGCTCTTTTGTGTCAGAGATATTAGGGCCTGGAGAATCTACGTTTGGGGAAAATATCACATCGATCACTGACTCGCCTCCAATACCAAACGTCTCAGGTTTGGGGGATCAAATAACTGGTTATTATTACAAGCTGCTACCTTTTGATGCTTTTGGTAGTGGTGATTTGTTTAATGTAGTAGATAATCAAGGAGATCTTGAGCGGGTTTTGGTTTATCCTCATGGATACAACAATCAAAACAAAAATGGATACATGGGTCCTGTTTTTTCTACAAACGAAGATGCAATTCCCGGACCAGTTAAGGATTTTAAGGGAGACACTGCCTTTAAGAATTATTTCTTGAACTGGAAAATGCCCGATGCTGAATTCGATTCTGTAAACAATATAATAAACACCTCTCCAAATGACATAAGCCACTATGAAGTTTGGGAGTCAGAGGATAATTATCTTTACTTCGGCGCTGAAGACACCACTCTTGACGAAACAAGGAATCTATCTGGATACAGAAGAATAACTGGAGATCTGGCCAGCCTTGGACCGATACCTAGCGAAATTAATGACCCAGCTTTGGGAATAACTAACGCAACAAACGTTTTAAACATTTCGGCGATATCTCCAAGCGTACAAGTAACGCATCAAGGGGAGCCTAATGACAAAAGATATTTTTGGGTTAGACCTGTAGATCACGCAGGCAACAAAGGCCCATTTACTGGTGATGCTGACCTGGGATCTTCTAGTGATGTTATAGGTTTGGACTTAATTTTGGGGCAAGCTAGCACTACAGATGTTTCAGATTTTGAACAAAACATAACCAAGACATTTCCTAATACTCTGGCTTTGGTTCCAAATAACCCTTTTACAGCTAACCAGCCATACGGAGGAGAAGTTGCGTGGGACCGACATTTTGTATATAGTGACGGAGTTGGTTATGTTATTGGACATAGCGACACTCACGAATTAAAGACTAGTCAGGGATTAAGCACGGCCAAATATATTTATTGGAAAAGAAGTGATATGTCCAGCTTATCTACCGAACAGTACTCGATCCTAGGGCTTGCTCCTCCAGGCGATAAAGTTGTCCGGCTGATTGACGCGGAAATAGATGGAACGCAAAATATAACCAATAATCAATTTTCTATTAAAGAAACCAATTATGATTTAGGGGTAGCTAATCAATACAATAATCATTATATTCGATTTAAGAATGGTTTACTGGACACTCAGGAGAGAAAAATTTCTAATTATCAGAAGTTTGCTAATTACGCAACAATAACTCTAGACAGGTCGCTTTCTCTGTCTCCTTTGAATGGTGACGATATAGAAATTCTGGAAGAGGTTTCCGTAAGCTCTGCTATCACGAACCCCCTTCGCAGTATTCAATTCTCCGGGCAGTACAGAGTTTCTGATTATCATCCAGCTGGAGAAGGAGAAACAAACAACCCGAATGGTTACGCAGGGCCAGACATGGATTTGGAAAAACCAAGCCTGCTTGATGATAATGATTTTATAATCGCAAGGAATGCTGGGGGGACCCCGACCCCGATGTGGCACGCTTTTGCGAACGCAACGATAGGTACGGCCCATATAGAAGAAGCTGCGATAACTAATGCAAAAATACATAATTTAACGGCCGATAAAATAAGATCCTCTGTAATACAATCTCAAGATATTCAGGTCGGCGGGGACAGTAATAGCGGACAAATCAGAAGCGCTGGTTTTGGATTGCTAAACGATGTAGGCGGATATGGATATGATTGTGTGGACGCTCCAGGAGCAGGCTTTGCGATCAGCGGAAACGGTTCTTTTATTTTTAAAACAGAAAGGGGCAAGTTGTTTTTTGAGGAGGACGAGTTAACTATTCACGGAAATATAAGACAAAAGGACGGCTCCGAGTTGACCGTAATGTCAATGAACGCAGAGCCTGCGGTTTTTAATTACGATGAGACTGCGGATGGCGTTTTTGATCCAGAGCTACTTCAAACTTCAAACATTACCGTAAGATTTAATAATAGCGATATTACCGCAAGCGACGTTAGGTTTAAAATGGAACTTCCGGATGGAACTAACATATTTAATTATACTGACTATTCAAATGGTTATAATGCTTATGGCTTTGAGTACCAACCAAGCAATACTTATTTCAATTCAGACACTAAGGTTGCAACCGCTACGTTTAAAGTTGGGGATAGAAAAACCAACATCGATCCAGGTTTTGATAAAATCATTCACGGAACTGATGATGTTATTGACTTTCAATCTGTTATCATATACGCTTCTGGCATAGGCACCAGCACCGAACATTCAACAACAGTAAGCATGCTTGCGAATGGATCTCCTGGACCAACAGGAAAAACACCTGTTTATAGAGGGGTCTGGTCCGCTTCGGCGAATTATATCGGAATGGAGGATGGCAATCAAGGATCCGACACGGCAGAGGAATTGAGGGGAGATTTAGTTTATTACGATAATTCCTCATCTCCAGCAGGAGCAAATGGGCATCATTATATAGCTATGAAAAATAGCGGGCCGTCGAGCTTGGTTGTAGCTCCAGGAACGCATGCTCAAACAGACGATTATTGGAAGAAATTCGGAGCCGAATTTCAAAGCGTGGCAACTAATTTACTGCTTGCGGACGATGCGGTCATAACTCATAGCTTGACTATGGGAAGTAGCGACGATGATAATCCAGCAACCCATGGAGCGGGTGGAAAAATCGTATCTTCTCAGTTCTTGGGTGGATTTAATGATGCATTGACAGATTATCGAATTCCAGAAGATTATTCGAAAGCGGGTTTTAGATTACAAAAATCAGCAGTTGCAGATGCCGGCAGTGTTTATAACGTGGCTCTAGATGTTGGTGGGCCAAACTCATATTTTAGATATAGTAGTATAGAGGACAAGGTGGAAATAAAAGGAAGCTTTATAAATAACACAGTAGCTGAAAATATTAGCGAAGGAGCAATTACAGCAACCGACTCTCAAGCAACTTTTATTGGCGGCGGCTATAATAATGAAATTCATGAAGATATCCTAAGCAGCGCTAACAGCCTCGGCTCTTCAATTGTTGGTGGGGCTCACAACAATATTACTGGAAGATTTTCTTTCATAGGAAACGGATATAATAATTCAGTTGGTGATAATTTTTCTGCTATAGTTGCTGGATATAATAATTCCATGCCTGATGTAGACATAAATAATGAGGGTGCAAATATAATTGGAGCGGGGGTAGGTAATAAAATAGATGGCGGCTCAGCTCAATGTATATTGGCTGGCGATAAAAACATCATATCTTACGACGAAACGGATACAACATACTTAACAAACAAAGGGTTGATTGATTTTGAGTTTAGCTATCTTAATAAGAATATTCTCGGAGACGGGGTCAACACTGTCGCCCTTATTCACAATAATTCATGGGCATTCTCGAGCAGCTGGTTTCCGGCCCGAAAGGACGGAACCACGTTAACTAATTGGGACTCAGCTTTTTACGTTAAAGCTCTTGTTTCCTCGGGGAATAAACCCAGCGACGGTCAGGGTTGGATTTATGACGCGAATTTTGGATGGGTTTACTTAGGCGGGCCTGGTGGGGGGCACAATTTATATTTATCAACACGGGCAAATCCAGCTAAAGCAATGTTCGCGTGGGCTCCAGATTTAACAGGAGTAGGGGCAAGCTCCTGGAAGTTATTCTTTGAATCCCAAATATGGACGAATTCTGGGTGGTTTAAAAGCGCATTTATAAGCAACCCTACCTTGATAGGTACTTGGCAGGATGGCGAGGGAATTATTGTCTACGAAGCTAGTTCGAGCCCGCCGTGGTTTGGGCTAATTAGAAATTCTAGTGGTGTGATTTTTAGTTCACCAATACCTGTGACCTATGTTAACCCTTTAACATATAGTGATGCCTCCCCTCCGATCACCCCAATCGTTGGCGATATAGATGGAGACGGAACCCCTGACGCTTCCGATTCTACTCCAGCTATACGTTTGCGCGGAACGAGACAATCTAATGGTTCAATAGTTTGGTTTGTGTATGTGATTTTCACAAATACCTCACTCACTAACGCAAAAATTCACGTATCAGGAGGTGCAGCGTTTGCAGGATCACTGCAAGATAGTGATACCCTTTCTAGTCAAAATTCTTACAAAGTTGGAGATTTTACAGCAAATAATATATCTAGCCTTGTAAATGGCTATACTAATTACGCTTATTTTAGGTTTCCGGTTTCTTCAGATAATGGATCGACTTACTCTAACTCTCAAACTATAGAATCTATTGAGGTTGCAATCCCAACAGTAGGAGCGAGCTCGGGGGATGAAGCATCTACCTACAAACATTTATACCAAAGTCTTTAACCCACAATAATTTACTATGACCAATCACTCCCCAGGAACAAACCCAGGCTCAACCCCTACACAATCACCTAGCGATTATGTTTTGGGGGATGGGTATAATGCTGGAAATTTAATAGCAGCAGGATCAAACAATAAAATACAAGAATCCAGGAGATGTTCAATCATTAACGGTGCAGGTAATTTTATACTAGGCAAGTATAATACCCATATTATTGGAGATTATGTTACTCTAGAGGATCCCGACGGAGATGCAAACCCTTCTATAATCAATTTTAAAACAACTTTTAACAATACCGGCGCTGGTAACGTTGTACTTGCCAGTAATAATAAATATTATAGAGCTAAGACTTCAACTTCCACAGACCCTGCTGACATTGCCAACGCTAGTTACTGGGAGTTGATCGAAATACTTAATAACGCTTTTTATGTTGGATGTTTGAATGGATTACATTCTTATGGAGATGTTGTCGCTTACTCTTCATCAGACGAAAGATTGAAAGATAATATAAGAATTATCAAAGAGCCCTTATCTAAAATCTTATCTTTGGATTCTGTAGAGTTTGACTGGAACGAAAAGCAAGAAACTTATAAAGGTCATGATATAGGACTAATCGCACAGCAAGTAGAAAAAGTTGCTCCTGAATTAGTCACCACTCGGGTAAGTGGGTTTAAGGCTGTTAAATATGAAAAATTAACTTCCCTGCTTGTTGGCGCGATAAAAGAACAGCAGGAGCAGATTAGTGTTTTGAATGACAAGGTTGAGCGCTTGCTAGAAAAATTTGACTCTATGAGTTGATTATTTTCATTAATATCCTTGACTCTGTCGGGGGTATATCTGAATAACTTAACCAATCCTTTACTGAGTCGTTTTTATATTTTCCAGTCTTCCACCAATCCCTAAGTATAACTTTAAACTCTTCAAAATTAGAACAGTTTAATTTGTCGCTTACAAGGGACTCTATCATGGAGGATGGAGTTAGCGATCCGCTTGAGGCGTTCGTTGATCCTGTTTGGCTGGATTTATCTATTTCGTCATCCCCTACAATATGAACGTTTAAAAAATTTCTTACGCATCTAACGAAAGCTCTATTGCAAGCTATGGTTTCCAGGAACTTAGTAGCAAAGCTGCTGGTGTTATCTAGGGTAGCGTTAGCCATATCTTGAAAGATCACTGGCTCTCCAAATGTTTCGTAGTTTGGTAGGAATTTCATTCTGCATACCACAGCAACATGATTTAATTCACACCTAACTGTTTCATATGCGACATCTGAAAAACCCCTTAACTTTGCAAGCTCCTTTATTCCGCTGAGTTTTATTAATAGTTGGTAATCTTTTAGACCGATTATAGATCTGGGTAAATCTTTTTTTCTTAAGCTAAACCAAGATTTATTTGGAAAGAGGTTTTCGTCTTTAATCATAGCTCTCCAATTCACAGAGCCATCCTCCGAGAATTCGTAATCTACATTATCAAGCAATCCAAATTCATTTCTAAGAAATTTACCTGGACCGTCTTTGTAGTTTTTGATATAAACTAAATTACTTTGCTCTTCGTTTTCTGAATTATTTTCTGATGTCTTTGTTTTTACCATGATTTTTGTCGTTATAAATTTTTAGAGTATCAATTTCTTCCCAAAATTCAGGGCAGTCTATGACTTGGTCATGTTCTCCTTCGAGCTCATTTTTCCAAGCAGCCTTACTGCTGTATGCTTGTCCTCCTGATATGATTTTCATTGAATTTTTATAACGACTATTATTACATAGTTTTTCAGAATTGTCAAGATCTTTTTTAGTTTTTTCTTTTAATAAAGTAATTGGCCAGTCGAAGAATTTTAATCTTAGTTCATTTATTATATTTTCATCTTTGCATAATAGATTGAATCTAACTCCTCCTTTTTCTAAAGATTTGAAATAACTTTCTTTACTATCATGAGATACAAAATAATTTATTCTGTTTATATTTTTACGTATAACATCTAAGTATCTGATTCCCATGGGTTTATTTAGAAATATATTACATTTTCTATCGTATGCCCATTTAGCTATGTTTTGTTCGTCGAAGCATTCGTGCCCCCATATGTTAACAGGCTGCCCTTTAGCGAAGCTTGCGGGCATTATGTGGTTGGGGACTACAGAGATAGCTGGGATATGGTATTGCGCGCCCAGGTGTAGAGTTTCTATTTCTGAAATAGTATTTTCGATTTTTAACAATTTTAAAATAGATGAGGCTATTTCTTCGGGCTTAATTAAATTCACCATCTTCAGCTCTTCGCTGTCAGAGAACGAGGGTTTTAGTCCGTTCCTGTGGGATTCGATTAGTATCTGATTTTCTTTGTCTCCCCAATACGGGCCGCAGCATTCTTTAAATAGTACGCTATATAGGCACACTATTTTTTTATTAAAGCCAGAAGCTACATGAGTGCTAAACGAATCGTTTCCAAAATGTAAAAGCGAGTTCTGTATGATATATGCAGATTGTTTTATATTTGTTCTTCCGTGCAAGTGCTCGCAGCCTCTGATCGGTTTATCTTCTTTTCCACCTATTTGTATAACTTTAATTCCTTGACTGTTTAAATGAGGTAGGATCATTTCCATTACGTCATTATAGTAATCGTAATTTTTTGCCTGCATTCCACTGCTCGCATGAAGAGTTATGTATTTATTTTCAGCTATGGGATAAAAGCAGGTTTCTATATGAGGTTTATCTATTTTGACCCCACACGATAAGGCGTATTGTTCGATTAAGTGCATAAATTAAATTGTATTTTATCTTTACCGTTGTGCATATAATTCAACATTCTTTGCGTCCCTATAAACGGAAGAAATGCAACTTCAAAAAACCCTTTGTGATTTCCTTGCCCCTCCATTGAGGGTAAACTATCCAAACCTTTGCTGTAGGGTATTACTTTATGTATGTATGGGTTGCCATCTAGTATATCGAAATACTCAGGCTTTGTTGCAAAGTAAATATTATAATCAGGGTAAGTTTCTTTTATGTTTTTTAGTAGAGATGTACATAAATAAATATCGCCAATGCTCTGAGGCATTGATATTAATAATCTATTACCTTCATCATCTTTATCTAAAAGTTCTATGAAGTCTATTTTTTGATTTTTTTGATTATCTTGAGTAGCGACTTGTTTGAAGTATTTTAAAACGTCATCTCTTGGCATGTCTTCAGACAATCTTTTCATCCAATGCTTGTGCCCATCGTCTGTATTGTCTAGTTCTATTTTTAATATATTTTTGTATAAGTCTACAACCCACTCTGAGTCATCTTTAACATATGGAGGTGTGTAGTTTGCGTTTTTTTCTTCCGTTTCGAAGTTAAAATCCCAATCCACCTCCGGCATTTCATCTATAATAGACTCTAGCCTCTTTCCAATAACCTCTATGCTGTAATTATTTATTACGAACTCTCTCGACCTATTTCCTAGCTCTCTCGCTTTGCTAGCCTTCATCTTGAATACTTTCTTGAGTTGGCTAGCTATGCTTTGAGGGTTCGTGCTTGCTTTTATAAATTGAGTGCCAGGCTCTCTATATTCGGTCCAGCTAAGAGGCAAGCTTCCACTCTCATCAGTACAACAATCTTCTCCACAACTGTAATTTGTAACTAAAGTTATAAGCTCTGCCAGTTTAGCTTCTTGGATTGGTATTTCTTGCCCGCCGCTAGTAAAAGGATGACAATAAACGTTCATTAAATTATATATCTCATTCAACTGCTCTTCAGAAACTCCAGCTTTAGTGTTCGTTGTTACTTGAGATTTCTGTGCGCCACAAAACCTGCAGTCCAAGCCCTCTTCTTTGTAAGGTTTTATTTCGTATTTTTTACAGTTCTTGCAGAAGTAGGTCGTCACTATTCTTTCTGGATCAATATCTTTTTCTTTAATTAACCGAGGAATGTCCCAACCCTCTTTCCAGTGGGTATGCAATAATAGTTTAGCTTTGGCTTCTGGGTTTTGGTTACAAAAAGTTTTAAACCCTTCGATTAAGTTGGGTACGCTTTTTCTTAATTGGTTTCTAAAGACAAAGCCAACCAGAAAGTCGTCTTCTTTTATATTTTGTTCTCTTCGTAACTTTATTTTATCTTCGTCTTTAAATTTGAAAAATTTAGATGTATCTAGTGCACCATGCAGGGTTTTGACGTGTTTGTGCCCCAGCCTGTTTAACTCCTTGGATGCGAATGACGCCCAAGAGTAATAGTTTTTTATTTTAGGGGCTAATTTAATAGCTTCTGGGAGAATAGGCAGGCTGTCCAGCGTGGTCCATATCATGCAGTTAATTTTGTTCCACCATTTCTTATCCGTATATCCAGAAAAAGCCCAAATGTCTTCTATTCCTATATACACGTCAGGCTTTTCTTCTTCTATAAATTTATCTATAGTTTGCCCTCCGTACCCAGCGCTTCTAGCTAGGCCAGGATCTTCGTTTAATTTTCGCAATAACGCTGGGTTGTTTGGTAATGAACCTTGGCATTTCCATGGTAGAGTTGAAAGTATCGGGTCCCCCCATTTAATCCCGTTGGAAAATTCAACCAACTCATATTTTCCAGTTTTCTCTAAATAAAGAAGTATGTTTTTTGTATTCTTTCCAAAGCCAGTAAAAGCCTTACAATGGTTACTGTGGATTAGTACTTTCTTTTTTTTCATTCAAAAAGGAGCTTCGTCTTTTCCTTTTGGGGTTTCGACTTCCTCTTGTTGGTTTTTTTTGTATTTTTGTATGTTTTTGATTTCTTCTCTTCTTCTGTGAGAATACAGCTCCTTGAGGTAGAATTTTAAAAATTGATCTAAGTTTTCTACTTCTCCCGGATCAAGAGGTATTCTAAAGGATTGGTTTCCGTTTCTTGTGAAAGTTATACCAAAAGCGGGTAACGTAATAGAGCCGCTCTGGGTTTTTGACTGCTTGTCCCATGGGACAAATTTTATGGATGTTTTGTTCTCCTCGTAGCTATGAAACGCAGAATACTCGTAACGCTTACTTAGTGAGCTGATAATTCCCCCAATCTCAAATTCGCTAAATTTTAAATTTATATTTTTATCTGGATCATCTTTGTTTCCGGAGAAGTTCCCTGTTTTTCTTTTATCATCCCAGCTGTATTGTTGTATCGCGCTGACGTAAACAACAGGCTCTTTGTTTCTGTTGACACCGATTTTAAAATTAAAAGCGCAACCTGCGTTTTTGCTGTTTGGTTTATATAGTGATATGCTCATAATGGAATAGTAATTTTATAGAAGATACTATGCTAAAATAATATTTTCTCAACTATTAATTTTATCTATTCTGTGGCACCAACCCTCTTCATTATACAGCGCATCGTATTTTCTATAGCTGGAGGTCCATATGTGATTAGGTAAATCTCTTATTCTTATTATATCAAAATGCTTGTTCATTAGTTCCTCTGCCTTTCGGGTTTCCATTTTGCTAAATCTTGATTTTGCTGGGTCGAAGTAACTCTCTATCACTGCTTGACAGAATAATTGTTCAGGGAATTGGGGTAAATTTTTTTTAGTGCATAGATTTAAGGCTTTTTCAAACACGTCCACCATTCTTTTTCTCTGTCCAGATATGATATGATCGGATGGGTGAAACAAGTTTTCCCTTTGGTATCTAAAGTAAATATTCGAAGTTATTATTTTATGCCAAAACGAATTAGTATCTCTATTGTATTTTAGAAAATCAATCAAGGGGTCTAGGACTGGATAACTTTCGTCGGACCTAACCTTTATGCATAGATTTCCAGACGCAGCCTTTAGGCCGTTTAGTGTTGTGAAGTGCTGGAAAATCCATGGAGCTTGAGCGCCTGGTCTATTTTTTGATTTTGGGACTTTAGAATATTTATTGATGACTATTTTAATTTTATCCTTATATTTATCTAGCCGACTTATGTCGTCTTTGTCCCAGCAACTAAATATAACTTCTCCGTATTGTAAATAATTGGGTATAGTTTTTATAGCCCTGTCCTTGATTGGACCTTGTATTATAATAGAGACACTATCCTCGATAGCCTGCATTCTTGGCAGCAGGCGCTTTAGTAGGTCTATGTGAAATTTATTTGACCAACTGACATGATCATATATTTTCACTTCAAGAAATCAGAGCATAGACCAAAACAAGGTTGTCCCTTATAGTTTCTTGCGTCCTCAACGACTATAACGCTCTTGTTGCAAACCCTCTTTCCTGGATAAGTCCATATGAAGTTTTTAGAAGTTAGCGTAAAATCATCTTCTTCGTGCCAGAAAAAATTCAAAAGTCTGAGTTCAGAAAAAAGATCCATAGCTTCCAGGTTTTTGCAATGTATCCATAAATGCCTAAAATTAGACATTAAAAATTTTAAACCTATCTTGTATTGAGGTTTGTCGTGACCTAGCCAAATTCCATCATCAACCCAGACGTCAACCTCTACATCATATTTTAAATCTAAAGCTTCTTGTATGTATTGTGGGCTGTTCTCTTTTTTTTTGTTTGGCCCTGATATGTTTCCTCTATGAGCTACTAATATCATTTATTAAATATTTATCCCCTATCACTGAGGGGTTTTTAATTACACAGGTTACCGTGCCATCTTCCAGAGGCATGAAGTCTGTAGACTCCCCTTTCTCTATTAATATAATGTCATCTTTTTTGTAAACTTCCCCTTTCATTCGCGCAGAGCCTTGTATAATTATAGAGATTTCGTCCGCTTTTTTGTGAACATGCTCGTCTTGATATTCTCCCTTTTTATACCTCTTTACAGAAACTTCGAATTGATCTGTTTTAAGAATGGTAGGGTCGAAGTTTCCAGCTACCCACCCCCCTTTAAAGTTGTTTAGGTTATATTTTTTCAAAGTGCTACTCGTTTGGGTTTGGTACGTTCGCCCAAGTGTCTGGGTCTACATCTTCATTTTCTTGATGTTCTAGAAAGTAGTTAAGGTCCTCTGGGGTTCCAAGGCCCCACATTTTTGGGATATTAAATATTTTTATTTTTTTACCCTCCTTTATTGCTTCGTTATATACTGGGCATACGTAAAATTCATCGTTAACTCTAATGTCTTCATTTATCATTTGCTCGGCATATTTTACATAATCAGAACCTTTTTTCCAGAAATAAATCCCAACTGTAGCTTTATCGCTAATCGGTTTCTTCTCTTGAACTTCGGACACAAAGCCGGAGCTATCTAGTTTAGCGTAGCTCCACTTAGGGTGGGTTGATTTAAATGTTAAAATGCCTCCGTCTATATTGTCGGCGACCATTGAATACATAAATTCGTTACTATCCCATTCTACAAACTGGTCTGAGTTTGCTATTAGCAAAGGTTCGCCGTTGTCAATAAAGCTTTTCGCTAGCAATGTTGTGCATGCCGCACCCTCTGTTACCCCATTAACTGTTACAATCTCGCAATCAGGCGAAATCATTTCTAGAGTTTCTTTTAAGCTGTACTTGTGATAGTGTTCTTCTTGCACTATAAATATGTGCCTCGCGTCTATGTTTAAATTTTCTGTAACAACTTGGATCATTGGTTTCCCTCTTACTTCGATAAGCGGTTTAGGGAACGTGAAGCCAGCTTTTTGAAAGCGCGAGCCTGCGCCTGCCATTGGTATTAATACATTCATTTTGCCTCCTTGCCATTTTTGGTTAATTTTTGAATTTGCATTTGCTTTGTCTATAGTGTATTGTATTTTTGATAATTCGAGATCTTTTGAGTTTATTACTCCACATAAATGAGCGCCAGATAGCATTGCCGCTTTTCTGCCTATGTGCGAATCCTCCACGATGACACATTCTTTGGGCGCTAACCCGAGGTTGATCATGGCTTTTAGGTACATCTCTGGATTCGGCTTTGGGTTGCTTACATCTTCGTTTGTTACATAGAATTCTACATACTCGATTAGCCCTTTCCTGAGTAGTATCATTTTAGTTGTCTCTCTGATAGAATTAGAACAGACGCACATCTTAAAACCTCTGCTCTTTAAGTTTTTAAATATTTTTATTTGTTCAGGATCTGGCTTTAGTTTTGAGTTTATAAAGTCTATAGTAGATTCTTGCTTGCCCTTCCAAACCGCTTCGTGCATATCTTTGGGTAAGCCTTTTAGTTCAGACAGCTTGTTTAGTTTTTTGGCAGTGGGGAGGCCATCGTATGTAGATAAATGCTCTTCTCTTTCTATGGTGAATTTTGGATCTAATAAGCTTAGAGATTTGTTTAGGCAGCGGTAATGCATATCTCTAGAGTCAACCAATACGCCGTCAAGGTCAAATAGTACCGCTTTTATCATTTAAATAAGATAGTTCTTCCCTGCGAGGTTTTCTATATCTTTCTCGAAATAGGGGTATGTTATATAATTTTTAGACAGGGTTTTATTGCCTGCCCTGCTTATAGTTTCTTTTGTCCAAGGGTATGGGTCGAATCCGTATTTCTCAAGTATTAACTTTAGTGATATAGAGTTATTTATTGTGTCTGAATCGCTCCATTGTTTTTCATCTATTTTCCTAACGTCCGGATCAACAAGATACTGTCTTGATCCTTTTTCATTATTTTCCAATATTGGGTTTAACACTCTGGTGTGTCCGGTGTCTTGTATGGATGATCCATTTTTATTATGCATGACACATCTCCAGAAGTAATCTGCAGCCTGTCTGAATAATCCACAAAACCTTTCATCCCATAGTCCGGTTTTAATTATGGATTCTGGTAGGTACGAATGAAATTGGTCTCCGTGACCGTTCTGTATAAAAGAATATTTTTTATGTAACTCTATGCATTTTGAGGCCCAATCTTTTTTAAATACAGAATCATCCTGACTGCAAACTACTACATCGCAATCAGGATTTTTTAAAGACTTAAATCCATTAACGATAGCCTGGTTCCAGTTTCTCGAAAGATGCCCAGTGGACCAATTGGGCCTCAGGTTATTGTTTATTACTGAGATTTTACCTTTAAATTCTTCTGGGATAATTAACTTAGTATGGTTGTTGATTAAAAACACTTCGTGTTCAAAATTATTTATGTCACTTTCGAATAAAGATGGAAGGGTCACCGGCAGCCTTTTCTCTCCCAGATAGGTAACTATAAATATTTTAATCTTCATTCTTTAACCGTTTCTTAGTTCATGTATCTCGAAATCTTCTGGAAGTTCGTGTGTCTTTATGTGCCACCAATCAACTGGAAATCCAAAATCAGAGTACTCTTCTGGAATTCCTGGGTGCTCATCTAGGCATGAATCAAAAAAGAATGAATCAGGCTTTTTCCCTATTTGTCTCCATATATTAAACATGAATGTGTTTACTGCAGAAACTACCCCGATATGTTCGTAGTCATGCCCTCCTATTAACCCTCCTTTTTTTATTTTTGGATAAATAGCTTTAATTTCTTTTAGTAGGTGGTTGAATTCGTGACTCGAGTCCAAATACACAAAATCCAGAGGCTCATCTATTTCTTTGAGCTTGTCTAGAGAGTTTCCTTTCATGAATTCAACATCATCTTTTTTTATTAGTGAGGTTCCAGGCTCTCTTGGCGGGTCGTTAACATCAATCAAATATAATTTGCTTATATCTAGGTTTTTGTATATGTTTTGAGAGTTCAGACAGCTTCCTATGCCTGACTCGACCCCAACAAGATCTCTCTTGTCTTTTAAAGTTTCCATGGAGGGCCTAAGCTTAGTTAGAGTTTTATTCTCTTCCCATCTTCTGCTTGCTAGGTATTTATTTACATCGTACCAATTTCTCTGTAAATCTTGACTTCCATATGATTTGTTCATAATGGATAGTATTTTTTAATTTATTATTTTCTATTTAATATGAATTTTTCGAATAATATTTTATCGCAACTGGGTATTGATACGTATTGGTCCCAGAAATTTATTGCGTTGTTTCTTATTTTTTTGTACTTGTTGTCGTTGGTGGAGAGAAGATCTATTGGGTCTGTGGCTCTTCTGGCGCATATAGAATCCCAACTAACCTCATCCTGAAATGGGTAATCAGTCATGCCTGAAACTATAGGCACCGTCCCTGACATCATTGATTGATAAAGTCTAAACGAACTACTGCCCGCCCCTCTAGGCGCAAAAGAGAACTTAGAAAGAGATAGTCTTTTACAAAAGTTTTTATTTAATTTTATTCTTTCTTCCTTATTTTTTATATGCCAGATAGGCTTTGTCTTCTCCTTATCGAACTTTGGCAGGTTGTAGTTAAATATTCTATCTCTATTCGCATATCCTGTTTGCCCTGTAAAACAAAAATTATTTACTTTATCGGAAGCCCTGCATTCTTTTATGAAAAAAATATCCTCAATCATCTCGTATTCAAAATGCCTCATGGTTAGTGGTATTGGTATTATTTTTCGAGCGGAATTTTCTGTAGGGCCCATCAATGGTTGACATATGAATTTAGTGCAGATATTATCTTTATACGCGAAATTCGGGTTGTCGTGCATCGCTAAGCAAAAACACTTATCTCCATATTTTCTATATATATCTGTATTTGATAGTCTATCAAAGTCCCTGTCGCATTCCAGATAATCTAAATATAGTAATATAGCATCTGCTTCGTTGTGTTTTTCTGTATAATCTATAAGTTCTAGGTTGTGGGAGAATGGTCTTCCTAGTATTGGGTCACGCAAGGTCTCTTCTGTTCCATTAATTACCGATACTTTTATTTTAGAATTCATATTTATAAAGCTCTATATCTCTTGCAAAAGATCTTCCCACTATATCTTTTGTTTTTTCATCGTAGTAGTCTTTGTAATTTTTTTTGTCTCTATCTATTGATCTTGATTTTTTATTAGGGTCAACCTTGACACCTGTAATACTCTCTAGCGACCTTAGGCCCTCTTCTCTGTTTTCGAAGTTAATTACAAGATCCATCTTTTCGTCGGCATAGTCAGCGCACTGCAGTCCATGTTCCCATGGGGCGGGCCTATAGTGTTCAAGGAAGAATAACAGACTTTTCCCAGTTCTTATTCCATAATCTTTATGGAATAACTGGTGATAAAGAGATATAACTCTATCCCATGGATTTCTAACTACGGTAAATTTAAAATAATCATCCCATTCTTTATTTAGGTGCTGCTTTATCTGGCTTGCTCTTAGGTGTTTTTGATGATCTGGTACTAATTGATTTTTTAGCATTTCATTCTCGATCGATGTCCCGCTCGTTCTGGGGGCATGAATGAATATGATTTTTTCTTTACTTAAAATCATTCTCTATTCTCATTCTGAAATTGTATTCATCGTGCGCTGCGAACACGTCGTTTTTTTTATCAAGAGAATCTCTTGAGTTATCGTTGTCTTTGTGGGACCAATGCTTGTGCCTTATAATTGTTTTATTTATATATTTGCACTTTTTTAATTTCTGAGAAACTTTAGTAAATTCGTTGTCACAGTAGAGAGTTATGTATGATGGGTGGTATATATACCCAAATCTATTGTAATAGTTTTTTCCTAGTATGCATAAAGTATTTAGTTTATCTCCTTGGTATCCATCATTATACCAAAGCACCCCGTCTGTATCTGGAAAAAAACTAACCATGTCTTTAATTATCACGGAATCGTAACCCATTAGTTCGGGGTACATGTCATCACTAGCAAGCAAGCACACGTCGAAATCCTGGTTCTTTACTCCTGAGTTTATTGCACATATTTTTGTTGTAAACTCGCTGACTTCGCCATTCTTTAACATTTTGTTCTCGTTGAATATTATGGTCGTATTTGGTAGCGAGTTTATTGTATCAATGGTTGTTTTTTGATTCATCGATAAATCGTCGTTGTCGCAGCTTACCACAAATTTGGTTTCTTTATGCGTGGACAATGCTATGTATGATTTTAGCACTTTCATGCACCTATCTAGTCTGGATCTGGTCGGTAGTACTATTAGTAGTTTCATTATAATAAATTATTTAAAAAGTTATTTAGTTTTGTGTTTTGTTCTTCGTTGTTTATTATCTCTCTTATTTTTTTGGAGCATTTTAATTGAACCTCGTTTCTGAACTCCTTATTGGAAAGAAAAAAGTTTAACTGAGATGTGTAGTCCCCTAGGTCTCTGAATGTAAAAGCTGTCACGCCTAATTTTAACCATTGAAGATAGCTCTTGCCTTCTGTCAGCGGCTCCCAGAAAAATACAGGCCTGCCTTTTGCCATGCTTTCTATAACTGCGAAGCCATAGCCCTCTAGCCTTTTAATATGTAGTGTTGCGCAACTTTTTTTCATTACTTCGGCCGTCTCTTTCTTGCTCTTGTCTTCGCATAATAAATAATTCGCTGAGGTTGCTTTCTTTATCTTGTTGTAGCATTCGAAGTCTTCGGGGAAATTATTTTTATAATTGCATATGTAGGTCCCAATAATATCTGAATCACTCACACCTTCATAGGAAAACATTTCGTAATCAATCCATGGCCTGTAGTGAAAGTAGTGTTTTTTGTTTTTTTCGCAAAGCCTTGCGGCTAACTGGTCTGCGGGCATATAGTTCTGTATTATGTCCCACGGATAAGCGGTATCCCAATAATCATTTCCGCTATAAAATGCTAATTTAGCTCCCCATTTTTTAGCCTCTTGCCATAATACGTTTATAACTTCGAATTGATTCTCAAACGCGCTTACAAATATAACCTCTGGTTTTATGTCGAGAATTTCTTCTTTGCTGGCGTAGATAGTGTTTTTTGCGAATCCGTATTTTTCAGTAGATTTCTTTGAGTGAGTCTTGTTCCACGCCCACCCTTGGGGAGGTAGTTCTGATATCTCGTATTCTTCAGAAGGGATTATTAATTGGTGCCCAAGCTTCTCCAGGCTTAAGCTTAAGTTTTTAGTTAGGGTTATATGTATATCTGGAAAGAATATTTTCATTCAGCTATTGTAGATATATGTCCCCTATTTCTCCATTTTTTGCCATCTTTACATAGGATGGTTTTTATATTCCCGAAGGAATTTGTGCCTGTCAGCTGTTTGTATTTGCATTGTTGTATGTTTAGGCACGTTGTTATTACGGACTCGGCAACTTTAATCATGTATTCTGGGTACCCACTATCCCACATGGTTTGTATAGATGTCGCCACTCTGGAGAGACAATTTGCGTATTTATCCATTTGGTCTGGGCTTCCTACCGCTAATTGGTCGTTAACTTGATTTGGTAGCGAAGCTTTTTCATGCACAAAACTGAAGCTAAATTCATTTTTCATTTCTTTTTCATGATCATAAATGTTGTCGCTTTCGAACAATGGTAATCTAATGTATTTGTTTTTTAAGCAATCTTTTATTTCGTGCATTTTTATTTGCTCTAGTACCTGTATGTCTGGCCTTAGTCTTATAACTAAGTCATAATTAATTTTTTTCAACGAAGCGTAATTGCTAAACATCGTGTTTGAGGCTTTTATCCCTGCTAACATCGGGATTAGCCCGGGGCTTGGCTCGCAAGGCAAGTTCTTTGTTGGGTCCAAGAGCTTCATTGTTTTCTCAAAATTAAGTATTTCCCGTTTTACGGGGTTGTAATAGTTAGCAAAGTCGTAAGACGGTTGGTCTTCCCAGGTTGTAAGGAAGATATCTGGCCTTAATGGCCAGATTATGTTTTCTGTAATTGACTCTGCGCAATGCTTCCAATCTCCGAGTTTGCCGCTAAATAATAATGCCGTTCTCATTCCGTGATATACTCTGTTATGTCTCTCTGCGCTACAAGCTGCTCTATATTATCCAACAGGAAGGGATAGAGCTTGTACGCCGGATTCTTTAATGTGTTTTTTATTATTCTAGACGCGCTTTTTATATCATAATGCAATGGGAATACAAACTTTTCATTAAATAACCAACGTATAAGATAAGAATATTGTACGGTTCCGTATTGCTCGCAATATTTCGAAAAGGTGAACGTGGGCTTTCCTAGGTGGTAGGGTATATATCTAACCCCAGAATCAATACCAAAGAAAGCTATACATTTGCTTGATGCGTAAAATATTTCCTCAAGAGATAGAGAGAGAAAAGATATGTTTTCTAAGTTTTCGTTCATCAGTTTTGAGTATTTGTGCTCCGACTTTTCGTCGTAAAGTATTACTAGGTGAAAGTCCTGTATTATGTTTTTTATTAATTTATTTATATACCAATCTTCCATATTAGAGTCAGCGCCGTCCCTAGCGTATAGATGCGCAAGCACGAATTCGTCAGGGAGCTCTACTCTGGTTTTTGGTTGAACCTCTGGTGTAGGAAAAAAATTAAAACTCTTAAACCAGTCATACTCATGATTCAGCCATTCCAAGGAGTCTATGTGAAGATCGTAAAACTTGTCATAAGAGGATTCCATTCTTGCTCTAACGTCATCTGGGACATTATTTATATTTCCAGGATGGAGTTCTTCAGGAAAATTAGAACATTTAATTTTGAATTTATTGTATTTTTTGCCCTTGATGACAAATATATTTTCAAAATGAGACGGCCACATAGCATTTAGTATATTTGATTGAGCTCTGTTTCCTTCCGTGTCTGAAAAAAGATCTATAGTGCAATCTGGGTGAAGCTGTTTTATTGCAGGTATAAACCTGTTCGCTGCAAAATGGTCGCCCAAACCCCCTTCCATCCTTACGGAAACCCTCACGACACCCTCCCGTTTACTAACACCTTGCCCTCTATTACAAATGTTTTGAGTTGGGTTAACATTTTATTTGCAGTCTTCCTTCTTTTTATGTGGTTGTTTTCAGAGAGCCTCTTCATGCTTGCTGATATCTTACCGTAGGACATTCCGCCTAGGTCTTCTGCTATTTTATTATTGGAGAAGAATATAGGTTTACCGTGCCCTCCCTTCGTTAATAAGTAACTATATACTACTAAATCATTTCCTATCAATCTTCCTCTAATCACATCTTCTTGTATTACCATTGGTATCTGTATAAATTTCCTCATGCCGACAATAGTAACATACGATTCGTTTTTCGTCAAGTAGAATTCATAAAAATCAACTTTAGTAGTTGAAAAAATTGTACGTTGTTAATAGTATAGAGTTCCTTACTATATTTTTTATTAATATATAAATATAAGATATTGACATTATTGAGTTTTGATGATATACTGTTCTCATGAAGTTTATAGATTTAAGTGATGATAGATACTTTTTAATAAAGTGTTCTGATTGGTCGGTGATTCTATCCGCCGAGGATGAAATTGAAGCTTGTACAGTGGCGTTAATCAAGATGCTGGACAAGAGGGGGAAGCGGTTGAAGCTTTCTTCAGTAATGATATCTAACGAATTAAAGCAT